ACCCCATCCGTTTCAATAATCACCCTCACAATTTCATTAATTTTGGATTGTTCTGTTAAAAATTCTGAAAATACTATGCCATGATAATCAACGCCTTTGTCAAGATTTGTTGGCACTTCTCCAAGAAAAGTTTGAAGTCGGTTAATCAAAAGTTGTGAAATATCCTTAATTCTTGTTTTTGTTGTCAAGAAATTACCATCAGCATCTACTTGAATATCATTAGTGTCCTTGGTTAGATCAAAATTTATCATGTTATAGGGCTTGTTTGGGTTGGTGGTAATGGCCCGGGATTATAAGTATGGGTATGAGTTATGAAATCTTTCCCAGCAATACTAGTCTGACCACTTATTACCACATTTCCAGTAATATTAACATTTCCAGTAATATTAATTCCAGTTGAATTAACTTGAACAATATTATTGTCAAATTTAATTTCAACCGCATTATTGTTGTAATTACCTAAAGAGGCTCTTTTTGGCAGAAATGGTATGAAAATAGAATCAGTCACATTAAATTTTCTCAAAGATCCCTGAATGCTTTCTTTTTGATCTTTTTTAAAAAATCTTATATCCCGATCACAAACCAATAAAATACCTTGTAATCCCTTGTTTATTGGAAAAGTTATACCACCATTACCAAACCATGCTATAGAGATAGGTACATCAACAACCGATGGCATGGTATAGTCATCTACTACTACTAATTCCCCAGTTTCTAACTTAATTTTCCGATTAGAACCTATTTTTATACCTTTAATTAATAACTTGACATCCACAGTCAAATTTTGTGGATTGAAAGACTCAATTTCTGCTGGAATGCAGGTGCGAATTTCGTTTTTTATGGTTCCAGTTATTTGTCTTAAAATTGAGGTTAGGTTCATGTCAAAGATAATCGTTTAGAATTCTCCAAATCCTGCACATTATACAGTCCTTGCCCTTTAATAAGGCTCTCCCAAGTGTCTTCATGGGATGATCCAAAATGCAAAATCTCTAAAGCTCTGTAAGTCCCTTGATATCTATTATTGTTAATTTGTCTACCAAAAGTTTTGAATTGGTTGCCCCTTACTCTATCTAAAAATTCTAATCCTCCAATTTGGAAATTAGCGAATTTAGAATCTAAATTAAACCAATCGCCCGGGCTTATAAACGGATCAAGAAAAACTTTTAAATCAACGCCCATCTCGGTAACTACTGGAATATCTAGCAATCCACTAGAAGGATCGTAAGTTTTGATAGAAGGTTTTTCGCTAGTACTTCTTACTATTAAATTTTTCTCGGTTATGTAAAAATCAAATCCAAATTCACTCGATAAATCTTTAATTATACTAATTACATCACCGTAAAAAGTTTGGTTGACAATTGCACCAACAATATCTTTGTCTATGACCAAGAATAGATCTAATCTTGAAGCTAGTTTCGCCAAAAATTCAACTAAATCCTCAAATATTACAGTTTCGCCAAAAATTCCTTTTTGCAGAGTATCAATTCCACTTACACAAAATAAGGTTGTAACAATGTCAGGATTGCTCACGGTGGGCTTAGTTCTGCCAACACTTGATATTTTTCCTTCAAACATTCTGCCAATACTTCCTTCCCAACCAGCCTCTAAAAGAACCAGTTGCCCTGCCTTCTCTATTTTTTTTGAGGTATCATCATTTAAATTGTATAATTTTATCTGAGCAGTATGAAGTCCAGAAGAGTTAACATTAACGAAAGCCTTAACCTCAAAATCTTGCCGCATAGTTACAAAGTTATCAAAACGACCGTCTTTACTTAAAAAAACTTTTTCATCTTGTGGAAATTTTATTGTTGTTCTTATTACTCTCTTCTTAAGCATCAATATCTCTTATTAATTGAATTCTTCCGCCTAGATCATTTTTTAAATCAACTGGCACTTCATTATTTGGATCAGTATCTGTTAAGCCAAGAGAACCAAAATCAAGCCCCAATCCAAATAGAGCATCCCTTTCTAATATTAAATAGATGCCATTTACAATAACTTGTTGAGTCAGATCGTTTATTATGTTCAGAAACCATTGAGTGTTGTAGTCGTCAAACTGTATTACAAATTTTAAAATTTCTTTTCCATATGGTACTAATACTTCTTGTTCTTTTCCTTCTAATAACTGGATTTGCTCTAAACTCATAATAAACCTCCAACTTTATTAAACGCTGTTAGGATTGGACTTGGTACAAAAGATAGCTTCTTTACCCCCGAAATATTAGTATTTGGATCTTGTAAATTGTCAAAAAATAGAATTTCTTCAAAAGTTATCAAGCCTTCAAAAGTAGTTATACTCTCGCTATTATGTTCGTGATCAATATTAGTAATGAGAAAATTCTTTAAAATTCCCGAAGGTGTATCAATATCAAAAACCTCGCCATTCGTCATTATTAGCTTTAAATCATTAAAGGTCGCCTGTATCCTTGAGTTAGCAAGATTGCTTCCAAATATTTGGAGACTACTAGCCTGTATGATGTTATTGACATTTTCACTGGTTAAAGCCGTAATTGGATTGATTATATTACTAACACCAACCTTCATTTGAAAAATCATCGGTTGTTGAATGCGATGGTCGTTTATATTAACGCCTTGCTCAACTGGATTCTTTGTTATTTTTACTGATTGTTTGAAGGTAAAAGACTCTATTATGTCAAAATTGGTTGTTCTTGGCTCATTTTCTCCCTTAAATTTAACCACTAATCTTTTTTTTTGCTTAGCAAGAAGCGATTCAACAGTACCTTGAGCAGTTCTAAATTGTAAAATTTCACTAAAAAAACTCATTGAATACTCCCTGATTTAAAATTTTCGCTAGACATTTTCATTTCTTGATCCAAAGCATCTTTTATTATTCTACCAAATTCTTTTGCTTTATCAGCATTTAAATCACCACCAGAATTTTGAATTGGTATAGAAATGTTGAAAGTTTGACTTACAGAATTAGAAGGTTTGCTTGATTCTATAATTCTTGTGACATTATTACCATTTTTGGCTATATGTCTGTCTATATCTTCTTGTGTTAAGCCATCTTTAGTAATATATGTAGTCTGTCCAGCTTGTCTGTTATTTTGTATTAATCCATCTTTGTCAACAAATTTTTTAGGTACATATGTAGTTTTTCCGCCAAGCATAGTTGTAGTACCTTCATTAGTAATAACTCGTTTTACAAAATAGCCCTTATCCTGCATAGAGTTACTAAATTTTTGAAATTTATCCATGAAATAAGATTTTCCTTCTATCCTTTTCTCTTTATCTATTTGTTCTGGCAAAAGTATATCAGCTAACCTTATGATGGCATCTGCTAGTCTTGGAAGAACTTCTATCAGTTTTGGCAAGACTTCAAATAACTTATTCATAGTTAGAGCCATGTTGGCTTGTATTTTTGGATCATTTAGTATTTTTATCAGTTCTGAAGAAAATTTGGTTATTGCTGGTGTAGCTCCAGACACGAGCTTTCTTTTGACTGCTCCATAAGTTTGACTCAGCTCTACAAAAGACTGTTTTGCAATCTCGGAATTATTGATTTGTTCGGTAGTCGCTAAAGGTATTTTACTTGATGATTTTAGAAGATTCTTATACTCTTTGTCTGTCAGGCGAAGCATTCTTACGGTTTTTTCCCCTAAACCTATTTGATCTACGAAATATAGCCGTTGTGCCGCCGTTAGCCCATTAAATCTTCTTCTGATTAAATCAAAGTTTTTCCCGACATCATCCCCTAAATCTTGGATGTTTATGCCCAGAATACCAAAAGCTTCAGGTCTACCTTGACCCACCTTAAATGCTTCAATTTCTTTTTTTAATGATTTTATTGTGCTTATTGCCTCATCGCCACCAGCTCCCATTCTTTCAAATGATCTGGTAAAAGTCTCTAGGAAATTTGTTGTTGTTCCTAAATCTTTTGCTAATCTGCCCAGTTCTGCCGTTTCGTCAACAACATTTATTGCAAATTTAGTCAAACCTACTCCTGCCGCTAAGGTTGCACCACCTAGAACTGTCGCAAATTTTAAAGCACCAAAAGTTAAAGAACCCAAAGACTTTGCAAGAGAAGTTATCCCCTTAGAATTTACCGAAGTATTTATGTCTATTAAGAAATCACCGAGTTTTGCTACCATATAATTCACTTACAATTTTTTCTGATTCTGCCAGATATGATATTGCTTCGTTCATTTTACGAATATCAAACAAGGTCAAATTTCCATTCAAAAGATCAGTATATTTAATATAGCCACGAATAACGGGGGAAAGGAAGGAAAAATTAAAACTAGGTATTCCCAATTTTTGGATGATTTGTTTTTCTATTCCAGAATTAGTTTTTTTGATCTTGCCTCTCCCCACGAAAATAAAGGGCTTAATAACTCCACCCAATAAAGTAATGGATATGCTTCAAGATCAGCATAGGTGTAGAGTTCAGGATCAATAATCTTTCCCTCTACGCTTGTATGCTTAAAAACCATCAACGAATATTCCTTAACATGTCTTAACTCTTCTTCTATGTAATTTCCGCTTTTATGATAAACCTCTAATGCTAATGTTATCATCTTTTGTTGGTCAAAAAGACTAGAGGGCAACCACATCTTCAATTGCTTGCCCTCCAATTGTCTTATAAATTCCTTATCAGCAACTCCTTTTTCCTCGTATCTTTTAGCTTTTTCCTCAGTTTTTTTTCTAATTTCTTCGAGATTCATATTAAATACTATTTATTATTACATCATTCTTTGGCGGGATATGAACGGTTGAAGACATTAATATTGTGTATTCAACATCAGCATCAGTATCACATCCCATTTGATAATCTGCAATATTTTTAAATAATGCTTGCAAAGAGATGTATTCTTCTTCTGTTAAGGAGTCTCGTGCATTTACTGTACATAATATAGTTTGTCCAGCTTCTTCAGCCGCTACAATTTGTTGCATTTTGACATAGTCGGGGCTATTTCTTAAAATTCTAAAAGTTAGCAACTTATTGACGCCTTTAAAATTTTTATTAACCATTAAATCACCAAAAGCCCCCAATTTCTCATTGTAAAGATTAGGGTCTAAAGCTGCAATTTGAGCAGATATCCCATTTTCACCATAATTTCTTAGATGAATAGATCCAAATTGAAGAGAAGTTATTGTCAGATCAAAATTGGTTAAATTAACTACGCCTAATGTCATATCTTATAATTTTAAAGTGTTAGTAATTACGAATTTAATTGCCACGCCTTTCAATAGAAGGACTGTAGTTATATTTTTAATAACTCCTTCGTTCTTATCGGCAAGCGATATTGTTTCGGGTTGCGGAATGGTTATTTTAAAGCCACTTCTTAATACTTCCCCAGTATCTCTGTCTGTCCCCCCAGCAATCATTCCAGCACTAAGAGCACGCATCGGAGCTATCGTCATTGCTTGACGCAATAATGCAAAATCGTCTCTTGTATAACCAATGCTTGGTAAAGTTATCATAAGATCAAATATGTCATAAGTCATATTGTAATCAATAAAATCACCAGTAATAATGGTCTTAATATCTTGACCATTTGGGACTCTTCCAGGATAAGCTATAACTCGTCCAGTTTCTCCATAAGTTGTGTAAAAATTAACATTTTTAGACATCAAATTGTCAAACTGACTATCAGTAAGTTCTGTCGTAGAGATATTTGCGAATTGTTTATAAGCAAGAGAGCCAAGAGGTCTTGCACTTGTAAAATCTACAATTCCAAAATAACTTGGAAGTGATGCTTGCTTTCTGTCGGCATCAGTGAAGTCGAATGTAACTACTGTTCTGCTAACTTTCCTATCAAAAAGGGTCTTGGAAATACTACTAAAATCACTACTTACGCCAGAATTAGCGGCGGTGCTGTTAGTATCTAAAATCCAAAGAAGGTATTTAATTCTGCTAGAAGCTTCTATTGAACCTGACCATTCTAATTTCTCCTGATCGTTCCAATCATTAGATAATATAGTATGATAATACCTATTATCGCTTGTAAAGTTACTTATAACATTAGCCAATGTTCCATTAGTTCCAGTGGTAACAACTCCACCATTAAGTAGATCAGCATCTGTTAAATCTGTCCCTGTGCCTGCTAATGGTGTTATTTCAAACTCTGAATCTGCCCCATAAGTTTCACTAGTGAATATAAATTGAGTTCCATCGAAAGAGACAACAATATTTCTAAATATGCTACCAGCTAATCTTATTGCATTTTGCAAAACTGCGGCGACACTTTCAAAGTTGTCAGTGTCGGTAAAATCAATGTTGGTTAGGTTTATAGGAGTTGATCCATCCTTAGAAATTTTGATTTTGCCATCAGCTACAGCTTGAAAATTTGCTAAATTTCCAGTAACATCCCCAGAAGTAAAGAAGCCTTGAGTTGAACTGGTTAATCCGTCTCTATTAACCAAGCCAACAAATAGTGTCGTTGGTTTAATTCCTAAAAATCCACCTGCAAAATATTTTAAAGAACACTTGTAAGCCTCACTGTTGCTACCTAAATCTTCTAAAACTTCATCAGAAGAACTATAGCTCCTAACCGTATCAGCGAATCCGTTACCTTTTTGAATAACTATTGCATTTGCGAAATTCCTTCTCCCTTGAGCAGGTGTTGGCAGGATGCTTTGTACATCAATAATTTTTTTAATATTAATCGTTATCATTTTTTACAATAGTTTCAAATTTTATAATATCCTTAACATCTTCAACAACAGAAGGTGTCAAGGTAAATTTTATATCTCCAATTTCGACAATATCATTATAAACAAATGTTATGGTCAATTCCATTCTTTCAACCCACGCACCTTCTTCAAGAGCGGTTAAATCTCGTGGCATTCTTTCTAAATTAATCAGTGATAAATTAAAAGGCAAGTCATAAGTAGCTTCATAAATTCTTGTGCTTTGAATATACACAAAAAAAGCTTTCATAGCATCTTTTGCCATTCCTTTTTTCTTGCTTAGAATATTCATTAGAACATTTACCTGTTCAATTGTAAATAGATTTTCTTTTTTTGTATCTCTATTAAAGCCTCTGCTATAAGAAGTATTAGTATTACCAATTGGATGGGTTTCTTCTATCCTATAAAAAAGAATTGTCTGATCCGTGCTTCTGATATCGTTATTTTGCCTGTCTTCTTTAAAAGCTAAAGAAGAATCAGCATTAAATCCAAAATCTGTTTTGTTATCTGCAAAAATTTTATCAAAGAAATCAAAAATTCTATCAGACAATTGCTGGCTAGTTATCATTTAGCACCTCATCATTATATTGACATATAATATACTTATTAAAGCCATAGTTATTCCAAGGATAGACTTTCTCAATTTTAAAGAGCTTGTTTTCAAACCTAATAAAATTATTTTTAGATTTATCAACCACTAATTTTATAAAAAGTGAGTAGCATAATTTATCAGTGAATTGACCTAATCCCTGATTTATCAAATGTTGCGAATTTGCATATTGACCTAATCCCTGATTTATCAAATCTTGGGATGCTATATTTTGAATAATACCATCAATTTCAGTTTCAATCTCTCCAGTTTCTTCAACCCTTCCTTTAACTATAATCGTAGTTTTTGTAACCAAGGTTAGCGTAGACTTAAAATAAGAATCATCTAAGAATTCACTTAATAAATCATCATTTGACATTATTCTCCGTTATCCATGTTATTGATTGTCTTAAGTCTCCTTTGTCTATTAGAGGTTGATCGCTTCCTTTCTTTTCAATTGTGTATTCAGCATTACCCTTCCATTCGCCGTGTGTTAGGTTCTTTTTCATGAAACCAGCGGTTGTAAATCCTATTCTATCAAAAGCATCAACAACTCCCTTCCTTCCTTCTACTGCATCTCCCAACCACAATTTAACAACTTTATTAATCTTACCTCTGTATCGTGGCACGGTTGTTGTTCCGAAGGGTCTTGCTGGAATATTTTTGCTCTTAGAACCATAATTATTTACGAAGGCTATATCCGCCAAGTAGACAGTTTCTCCCTCTTCATCGGTTGTTGATTCTTCTTTTGGTACGCCTATTTTTAGCTTAGTATTGTTAATCTCTTTTATCGTTTTCCTTAGTTTCCTAAATAAATCTTCTGGATTCTTTGTTTTCATGCAATAAATCCCCCGCAAGAACTAGTCAAACCACAAGTATCTAATAATGATAATAATAGCCTACCGAAAGGAGTGGTGCTAAAATAATTATATATATTTGCTGGAGTGTTCGCTGGAGTGTTGATTGCTTCATAAGAAATAGTTAATCCATCCGCCGATTTACTACTAACAATTCTAGAATTTTGAGGGATAGAAGCATTTCCGCCAAGAGCATTAAAATAAGTGAGATTATGAGCAATTCCGTATAGAAAAGCTTGATAAGCACAGTCAAATCCACAGTTTATAAATCCAGCGGGGACATCACAAAAGGATAATTCAATATACATATCCAAAGTAGCATCAGCTAGCGAGGCAAACACTGGAAATTTTAATCTAAAATCATCTCTTATTTGCTCAATAGTTTTGTTGGCAAGTATGAATGATTTTAATTTATTTGACAATTTCCAAAACTCCTTTTGAGATCAAAGTTTTTAAATTAGGAATTTCACTAACTAATTTGTCTAGAACTTGATCAGAAATTATAATTTCTTCACCTTTAAGAATTTTAAAGTTTCTAAAATTAAGGTTTTCGTTGCTTGTTATCCTAATTTCAGTAGAGGTAATTTCTACTGGTTCAACTACTGGTGATTTCTTTTTTGTAGCCATGATTCTATAAAAAAAAGGGGGTTTTTACACCCCCATATTATTAAATTC